GCTTACCTGACAGTCGTCTCCATACTTCAGGCAACGGTGTTGCCTTAGTAGTAACGCCTGCCCAGGCTCTATGTAATCTAAGCAATGTCCCAAGTCCTCACTCTTATACCTTGGATGTATCTGATTTCATCTCTTTGCAGAGGTGTTAAACCGCCCCAGATACCGTATCTTTCGTTGTGGATACCCCACTCAGCGCACTCAGTAATATGCTGGCATCGTTTACAGATATCTCTTGCTTGCCTTGATATCGTATTCTTACCTTCTCCGTCGATATCTTCTGTGTAGAACATATCCGTTCCGACTTCTGCACATAATGGACGCTCGTATTGACGAGGGTCCCGCATACAGTTATCTCACGAATACTGGTTTGCACTGATCGGGTGTGCCTTTAGGAGCCGGACACATCCAGCCCTGCCAAGGACCCTTAGCACTGGTTCCTGTTCTGTATGTCATTAGCCCGTGTTTGCACGAGGGCTTCTGATCCTCTGGGTTTGTCGCTGGCGCGGTGGGCGTAGTCGCTTGCGCTTCGGGTCGAGGGGTGTAACTTCTATTACTTGAAAAGGACCTAGCAGGTCCAGCGCTGCCCAAAGATTGACTCACACTGTGGATAAGTGCAGCCATATCTTGAGTAGATGTCAGTTGTGCCTCGAAGTCAGCAGAGTTATCTGCATAGACGTTAATAAGAGTTCCGTCTGCTAACTTAAAGTTAGCCTGGAACTTTGTTGATTCAGCCATTCTGTCCTCCTATTAGTTTGACAGTCAATCGATTTGTTTCCTTGCTTTCTTTACCAGGAATCTCTCCTAGTAATTCTTTTACCTTCTCCTTGTCCACTATGAACTGACCTTTAACGGTGGTCCATTGGACTTGGATTCCAGATTTAGTTACGCCGAGTAATCCAGCAAGCGACTCTTTGAGTCCTTCCTTTCGTTCGGTCAGTTCCTTAATCTGTGCATCTAGTTGTAGATATTCCAACGCATTCTTGTCTGCATCAGAATCTTCTATCACTTCATATTCAGTTTTTGTAGGTCCTTTTTTTAGACCAACGCAACCTATCTCACCGGTGGGATCATAGAACTTGCAGTAGAACTTGCAGTAGTTCTCTTCTCGTTCCGGTTCAGGTGCGGTGTCAGAAGTCTTAATTGCTTCCAACCAGTTAAGGGCTTCAAGCGCGACAGAAGAATCGTACTTCTCTGAGTGGACCTTTATGTCGCGCTCGTCACCGTCCCGAGGGATTGCAACTAGATGAACATTATGGACCTTCCCCAATCCACTTTGCTCTATCAGATAGCCGTACACTTGTACCTGCCATCTTTGTTGCTGAGATGGAAAATAGGAAAGATTCTTCATCTTTACTGTCTTCCAGTCGACCACATCTCCAGTGTCCTTGAAGTAGCAGTCGACGTGTGCCTTCATACCGTTGTGTTCTACTTCGGCTTCCAGCACAATACCATCGTGATTCTTTAGCGCAGCCTCTATGGAAGTATGGATTGCCGTACCCATTATCGCTGCTAGTTTTAGTTCGTTGTCGTTTGTCTCAGGCTGGTCATTGAGTCGATACCAAACCTTACGACGACATCCACCTAACTCTGATGGTCCTATCTGAACCTGGTTAGATCGAGGTCTACTGCTCTCCTTCGCGTGGAGTGCAGATACTAAGAGTTCTTTGATGTCCATTTGGTCCACCTAGTAAAAGTTATATTAAAGAATAAGAAAGAAAAGATAACGACCCCCGCTATCTTTCGGTTGATTTCATCATAAACTTGGTAGTAATCAAATCCAAAAGCAAAGTTATTGGTTTGATACAAGTTCATATGTAACGTTAAGTATCGTGTGATGTCTTTGTACATTAGTCCTCCTTGTACTGGATGACCAACTGTACCGGAGGATGGGTATTAACATCAAGCACCGTTGATATCTTCAGCGCACGATGGGCGTGTCGCTCTACGTTAGAAACGTTAATAGTATCCACACCGTAGAGATAACCAAGAGCGAAAGCACCACCCGACCCAATACCGTAGAGTCCAGCCTCTGACTGGATGAACGATAGGTCCGTCGCAATATGGAAGAGGTTGCCAGCAAACGAAACAAGGTAGTCGAATCCTGCGTCTTTGTCTTTCGTCGCTTCATATGGGTCATATCCGTTCTCTTTGAATGCTGCCAGTATGGAAGGCAAGACTTTCTTGCCCATCCACTGCACAGGATCTGCGCCTTTGTAGACAGGTGGCTTCCAGTTGTAGGCAAGGATGTCACCTGGGCGAGAGTCTCCTGATATTGCAAGTAGATACTTACCTACGGAAATAATCTTGGGCGTGGTAGTTGCAATAGTGCGAAGGTTATCTTCGGTAATCTGGGAGTCTGCTGCTATGAGGACTCGATCCTTTAGTTGGACACCTACTATCGTAGTCACAGAAAAATAGTACAGTAGGTACGGCGTGTCGGGCAGTGGAGACACGCAGATATTTTTACAATATGAGCGTCAGCGAATATATAAAGGGCGCCTGGTAGCAGGACGGCGCCCTATAAACTATAGCGCACCGTGAGGTGCGCAGAGAAGCGAGGCGCCAAGCGCAGATGCGCCGAGCGATATCCAATGGGTTTCCGTCTACTCCGGCTGCTTAAAAATATACAGCATCTTCCACCAATACAAGCATCTGATTTACGATCTATTGGTCCCACCCACCAATGCGTCTGTGGTTGTACTGTTTTTAATACCTACGTTCAGTTTGATGACTATGAGATTTGTTGGTATGCACTAGATGTTCAGTGTGCTAACTGTGGGAATCTACTTAAAGCACCCTGCCCCATTGATAAACCAGAAGAAAATTAGGCAACAAAAAATAGGCCCCCATCCCATAAAGGGACAGGGGCCGTTTGCCTCGCAGTCGATATAGAAACTACTTCTTCTTTAGACCAAACTCCTTAGCGCTTGGGTCTAACCATTTCAATACTGGTCCAAGAAAACCAGCCAGCGCTGCTGCGCTTAACTTCTTAGGATCAGTCTCGCCTGCCAGGTATAGCGCTACTGCAGCGGATGCTGCGGCGCGAAACCACGACAAGGCCATTGCCTTGAACTTCTTGTCCATTATGCCTCCTTATGGCTTGGGACGTCTTTCTTCCGAGGCTTACGCTTGGCTTTATCAGCAAGGTATCTTGCCATTCCAGCCACGCTTGGCTTCGGTTTTTCCACCCATCCAAACCAAGGACTATCGTCCTTAGCGTGGTCTGACTTGATGGAAATATGTAGATGTTTGACGTGCTTATTCGGTCCTTCGTAGTCTCTAGTACCACGTTCTTTGGACCAGATAAGCCCATTAAAAATCAAATAGGAAACTCGTTTATCTTCTTGCAGTTTACGGAACAGTTCACCACAGTCAACCCCATTATGTGGGTCGTGGGTTAGATCAACAGCAAGACCGGTGTTGTGGTCGCTGTTGGGGTTCTGTTTGATGTGTGCCGATGAAGGCAACAATCCGTCTGACAGCCTCTTGCGCTTGGGCCACAGCGTCGTCGCTTGACGTAGCACAGCAATAGCCGCAGGACTTGCTTTCTTTGCCAACGGTTTCAGATTGACCACCATCCTTGATATCTCGCATTAGAGTTTTCCTTTAGCCACTTACGTCTCAGTTTGTTTTGATATTGCCAGTCAAGTCTATGAGTTATCTGTCCACAAGTAGGACAGGTATCTGAGCCGACCTCTTGATAGACGTGGCGACAGAAACCATCTTTCACTTTGTTAGCGCTTGCTTTACTAAGTCTGTTAAGAAGTCAACCTTCTGCTCTAATACGCTGACTTTATCTTTGATACTTGACCCACCATTGGGCTTTAGTTCTGACAGATAATGTTTGGTTAAGTGCTTTACTCCCATTGCCAATGCGCCAGCAAGGGTGGTTACAGATACGGCTAGTGCAGCCCAGTCATTAGGTGTCATCATACGCTCCGAATGGTGACTAGAAGAACACCACCGAATCCAGAGAATCTCTTATCAGTAGGTGTTTTATTGGTGAAGTCAATCTCTTCGATGAGGCCAATGTAAGACTCCCCTGTTCGGAAGTCTTGAACTCTGATGGTATCTCCAACATTTTCTACTGCTTCTAGTTGCTGCATACGTGACCAGGCTGAGCCTTCATATCCGACGCTGACGCCGAACTTATCCATCTCGTGGTCAAAGCAGAGTACTGGGTATTGGATTAAACGCTGACGTGGAACAGCAGGCAGAGCCTTGACTTGATAGCCAGTGAAGATAGGACTCTTGCTCGTATCATTTCCTACGTTAAACGTAAACTTAAATGCTAGATATTGCTGCGCTGTAGGTGGATAGGCAGCGGTAATCTCACCGACGCTATCTCCTTGAGAGAAGATTCCTAGGCCATACTCAGTACCATCTGAGTCAATAGAATCTACCTCTAGTGATCCATATGTGGTATCAAACTGTGGCAGGATGAACTTAAATATCTTGGCTTCTAGTGTGTTGTATCGGATATAACCTGTCTGGATATAACCACTATTTACCTTAGTTGTATTGTCCTCAGCCCAGACGTTATTACCGACAGTAAAGGCAAGAGTATCTGAGGTACCAAAGAAAGCCACCTGAAGGGCTGTGCTGGTAGTACCAGATGCAATAAGGTCCCAGGTATACGGGAAGAATAGAAGACCGCTATAGATAGTTGTAGCCAGGTCTATGCGGGCAAGTCCTGCTTCCCCATCAATTTCTGTAGTGACAAATGCGTAGGTATCTCTAAAGGCTATGCCATAACTTGGAGAGTCTTTATATAGCAGTGGGCCATAAGTGATATCTCCATTGGTATCAGAGACTCCAACTCTTGCTCCCTTGCTTGTAGCAAGTAGGGCATAACTTCCAAGGTAGACATCAAAGTCATAGATGGAT